GTCCGACACGATGGTCAGGCCCAATTTTTTCTTGAAGGCTCCTGCAAAGGTGCCGCGCACCGTGTGCGCCTGCCAGCCGGTGGCGGCGCAGATCTGGCCGATGGTTGCGCCCTCGGGGCGCTCCAGCATCCGGATCACTTCGGCTTGCTTGCTGTTGTCACGGGTACGAGGCGCTTTGACGGGTGTTTTGAAGGATGCCTCGGCGTGCGCGACGGCGGCTTCGAGTTCCGCGTCCGCGTCTGCGGTTTCGTCCTGCGCCGCTTCGGCGCTGGCAATGATTGCGTCGAGTTGGGCCTCGAACTTGGAGACGTGTTCGACGTTGACGTGGGAGCGTTTCATGCCCAGGGCGTCGTAGCCCTCGGCGGCGACGAACCAGTCAGTGCCGTCGGTGGTGATCAGGGCGCGGTTGAACAGGCCATCGAGTACCTTCTTGCGCGCGCCGCCTTTGATGTTGTCGGGGAACCAGTCAATCTTGCCGCCGCTGGTGTTGATGGCCTTGGCGAGGATGGCGTGCTGGGCCGGGGTGAGTTGGGTTGTGGTCATTAGCTGCTCCTTCGGGGGTGGTGGATGACGATGTGATGAACGCGCTGTTCGGGAGTGAAGCCAAGCGCTTTCTGCTTGGCTTCGTGGGTTTCCGATCAGTCCTTAGCTATCTCGGCTTCCGTGGCCCTCGGCATACCCGCGCCCATTTCGACGCCCGCCTTGAAGGCCGCTTCCAGCGCGTCCCGGATGCACCACACCGCCGTGTCGTGGAAGTCCAGGCTGTCGGCGTGGCGGGTTTGCAGGGTTTCGATGCTCAGATGCTTCTGGGCGATCAGGGTGAGGATGGTGTCGATCTGGCTCATGGCGTTTTCCTTTCGGGGTGTGGTTGGCGTGACGTGATGAACGCGCTGTTCCCGATGGAAGCCAAGCTCAATCCGCAGGAATGACGAACAGATGATTGAAGAAGGTGACGATGGGACTCTCGATTCGCGCCTACGCGCGCCACCGTGGCGTGTCGCACGTGGCCGTGAAGAAGGCCATCGACACCGGGCGGATCACTGCACTGCCTGATGGCACGATTGATCCGGAAACGGCGGATGCCCAGTGGGCACAAAATACATTGCAGCCGCGTCGGGCCACTGCGCCGGAGAACGACAGCAGACCGAAGGTCCACCGCGCGACAGCGACCGCCGAAGCAATACCGCAGCGCGATCCCGCCGACACCAGCACAACGTCGATGTCGGCGGGCGGCACCTCGCTCTTGCAGGCCCGCACGGTCAACGAGGTGCTCAAGGCCAAGCTCAACAACCTGGAGCTGGCACACCGCAAAAAGGAACTGGTGGATCGGGCGCAGGCAGTAGCCCACGTTTTCAAGCTCGCGCGCATCGAACGCGATGCGTGGTTGAACTGGCCTGCGCGCGTCTCCGGCCAGATGGCGTCCACGCTCGGCATTGACGCGCACCAGATGCACGTTGCCCTGGAGGCTGCCGTGCGCGAGCACCTGACCGAACTGGGCGAGCTGCGCCCCAGAGTCGACTGATTCGGGATTGATTACGATGGACTACGAGGGTGCTCAGGAGATTGAACGGGCGTGGCGCGACGGGATCACTCCCGACCCACTGCTCACGGTATCGGAATGGTCAGATCGCCACCGGATGCTCTCCAGCAAGGCATCTGCCGAGCCGGGGCGCTGGCGCACCAGCCGTACGCCGTACCTGAAGGACATCATGGATTGCCTATCGCCGACCTCGCCGGTCGAGCGGGTGGTATTCATGAAAGCAGCGCAGCTCGGTGCGACCGAGATGGGGTCGAACTGGATCGGCTACGTCATCCACCACGCACCCGGGCCGATGATGGCCGTGTGGCCGACGGTGGAGATGGCCAAGCGCAACTCGAAGCAGCGAATCGATCCGCTGATCGAGGAGTCGTCGGCACTGGCGGAACTGATCGCGCCTGCGCGCAGCCGGGATTCGGGCAACACGATTCTGGCGAAAGAGTTCCGGGGTGGTGTGCTGGTGATGACCGGAGCGAACAGCGCGGTGGGTCTGCGCTCGATGCCGGTTCGCTACCTGTTTCTGGACGAGGTGGATGGTTATCCCCTGGATGTCGAGGGCGAAGGCGATGCGATCTCGCTGGCCGAGGCGCGCACACGCACCTTTGCCCGGCGCAAGATCTTCATCGTTTCGACGCCGACGATTTCTGGAGCCTCGGCTATTGAGCGCGAGTACGAAGCCAGCGACCAGCGCCGCTACTTCGTGCCGTGCCCGCACTGCAACCACCCGCAATGGTTGCGCTTCGAGCAACTGCGCTGGGACAAGGGACAACCGGAAACCGTCGCCTACATCTGCGAAGCCTGCGACACCGCGATTTCCGAACATCACAAGACATGGATGCTTGAGCGTGGCGAATGGCGCTCGATGGCGCAGGGCAAGACGGCTGGCTTTCACCTGTCGTCGCTGTACAGCCCGGTGGGCTGGCGCTCGTGGCGCGACATCGCCGCCGCGTGGGAAGCCGCCGTCAACAAGGAATCGGGATCGGCCGCTGCGATCAAGACCTTCAAGAACACCGAACTGGGCGAGACCTGGGTCGAGGAAGGCGAAGCGCCCGACTGGCAACGGCTGGTCGAGCGACGCGAGGAGTACCGCATCGGCAGCGTGCCGCTGGGCGGTTTGCTGCTGGTTGGTGGAGCGGACGTGCAGAAGGATCGCATCGAAGCCTCTATATGGGCCTTCGGGCGTGGCAAGGAGAGCTGGCTCGTCGAGCACCGCGTGCTGATGGGCGATACCGCACGGGACGCGGTGTGGAAGGCGCTGGCCGCGATGCTGGCCGAGAACTGGACGCACGCTTGCGGCGCACAGATGCCTCTGGCGCGCTTCGCGCTGGACACCGGCTTTGCTACGCAGGAGGCCTACGCCTTTGTGCGCGCCTGCCACGATCCGCGCGTGATGGCGGTCAAGGGCGTGCCACGCGGTGCTGCCCTGATCGGCACGCCGACGGCCATCGATGTCTCGCAGGGCGGCAAGAAGCTGCGTCGTGGCATCAAGGTATTCACGGTGGCGGTCGGCATCGCCAAGTTGGAGTTCTACAACAACCTGCGCAAGAGCGCGGATGTGGGTGAGGACGGTCTGACCCCGGTGTTTCCGGCTGGGTTCGTCCACCTGCCAAAGATGGATGCTGAGTTCATTCAGCAGCTTTGCGCCGAGCAACTGATCACCCGCCGCGACCGCAACGGCTTCCCGGTGCGCGAGTGGCAAAAGATGCGCGAGCGCAACGAGGCACTGGACTGCTACGTCTACGCCCGCGCGGCTGCATCCAGTGCGGGATTGGATCGCTTCGAGGAACGCCACTGGCGGGAGTTGGAGCGGCAACTGGGGGTTGCGCCCCCACCGGATGAGCTAGCGCTCATCCAAGACATTGAATTGAACGAGGCCACCCCCAGCGGTGGCCTCGCTGTTTCTGGCAATCGCAATGCCGTCAGACGTGTCATCAAGAGCCGTTGGCTCGGCTGACGCAAACGCTGATGAGGACATCTTGACTTACACCACCGCCCAACTTGATGCATTGAAGCAGGCACTGGCCCTCAGCGAGCGCCGTGTGACCTTCGGCGACAAAACAGTCGAATACCGCAGCGTCGAAGAACTGAAAGTCGCGATCCAGACGATCGAGACAGAGATATCGCGCACTGCCACTGCGAGTCCAAAGCGGCAGATCCGGGTCACGACTGCGAAGGGGTTCTGATGGCTTGGTACTCGAAAATTCGCAGCCTACTCGGTCAGCCACCAGTCCACGAGGCAGCAGGACGTGGCCGACGCTCCTTGGCCTGGATGCCAGGCAACCCAGGGGCAGTCGCGGCGATGTTAGCGACCAATGCTGAACTGCGCGGCAAGAGCCGTGACCTCGTGCGTCGAAACGCCTGGGCGCAGGCCGGTATCGAAGCATTCGTGGCCAACGCGGTCGGAACTGGCATCAAACCGCAGAGCCTGTCTGGCGACGAACGCTTCAAGGCCGAGGTGCAGGGGCTGTGGCGCGACTGGGTCGAAGAAGCCGACGCGGCGGGACAGTCCGACTTCTATGGCCTGCAAGCCTTGGCGTGTCGGGCGATGCTCGAAGGTGGCGAATGCCTGATCCGTCTGCGGCCACGCCGTCCAGAGGATGGCCTGTCGGTGCCATTGCAACTCCAGTTGCTGGAGCCCGAGCACTTGCCGATCAATCTGAACACTGATCTGCCCTCGGGCAACCTCGTGCGCTCGGGCATCGAGTTCGACAGCCTGGGGCGGCGCGTCGCCTACCACCTGTACCGCTCGCACCCCGAGGACGGGCGTCTTGCACCGATGTCGGGCCAGGGTGGCATGGACACGGTGCGCATCCCGGCTGCGGAGATCATCCATCTGTTCCGTGTGCTGCGCCCAGGCCAGATTCGCGGCGAGCCGTGGCTGTCTCGTGCCCTGGTCAAGCTCAACGAGCTCGACCAGTACGACGATGCCGAGCTGGTGCGCAAAAAGACCGCCGCGATGTTCGCGGGCTTCGTCACGCGCGCCAACCCGGAAGACAACCTGATGGGCGAAAGTGCAGCGGACGCCGACGGGATTGCTCTTGCCGGACTGGAGCCGGGCACGCTGCAGATTCTGGAGCCCGGTGAGGACATCAAGTTCTCCGATCCGGCCGACGTTGGCGGTTCGTACTCCGAATTCCTGCGCACGCAGTTCCGGGCAGTCGCTGCCGCCATTGGAATCACCTACGAACAACTGACCGGCGATCTAACGGGCGTGAACTACTCGTCCATCCGCGCAGGGATGCTGGAGTTCCGCCGACGCTGCGAGATGGTGCAGCACGGCGTGCTGGTGCATCAGCTGTGCCGTCCGGTGTGGGCGGCTTGGATGAATCAGGCCGTGCTCGCCGGAGCGCTGGATGCGCCAGGCTTCGCACGTAGCGGGCCCGCCCGTCGTCGCCAGTACCTTGCCGTGAAGTGGATTCCCCAGGGCTGGCAGTGGGTCGATCCCGAGAAGGAGTTTAAGGCGATGTTGCTGGCCATCCGCGCGGGCTTGATGTCGCGCTCGGAAGCCATCTCGGCCTTCGGCTACGACGCCGAGGATGTTGATCGCGAGATCGCCGCCGACAACCAACGTGCCGACGACCTTGGCCTGATCTTCGATTCTGATCCTCGCTACACGTCCAAGGACGGCGGTAGCGCTGAGCCCAACCGTAGCGCCGCTAATACCGAAAACGCTGCCGACGTATCCGGCAGTACTTCGACTGCCTGAAGGACTTTCCATGACTTTACTGCCGCATCTGGCGGCGCGCCTTTTTGGCGTGCCGCTGGCCATCCATCGCCCAAAACTTGACGTGATCCTGGCGGTTCTCGGTCCCCGGGTCGGCCTTGCCGATCTGGCCGCCGCCCCGGGCTACACGTCGCCCCAACGTGATAGCAGCGCCACGTCTGGATTGCCGCAAGGTGTGGCCATCATCCCCATCCACGGCACATTGGTGCGCCGCACCGTGGGGCTGGAAGCCGAATCGGGACTGACCAGCTACGCGGGCCTCGCCGCGCAACTGGACGCCGCCATCAGCAATCCGGCTGTGTCGGCCATCCTGCTCGACATCGATTCCCCCGGTGGCGAGTCGGGCGGTGTGTTCGATCTGGCCGACCGCATCCGCGCAGCCAGCCAGATCAAGCCTGTCTGGGCCGTGGCCAACGACATGGCCTTTTCGGCAGCCTACGCGCTGGCGTCCGCCGCTAGCCGGGTGTTCGTGTCGCGCACCGGTGGTGTCGGCTCGATTGGCGTGATCGCCATGCATGTCGACCAGTCCGAGAAGGACGCGCAGGACGGCGTTCACTACACCGCCGTGTTCGCGGGCGACCGCAAGAACGACCTCAACCCGCACGAGCCGATCTCCAGCGAGGCTCACGCCTTCCTGAAGGCCGAGGTCAATCGCATCTACGGTCTGTTCGTCGAAACGGTGGCCCGCTACCGGGGCATCGAACCCTCGGCCGTGCGGGACACCGAGGCCGGACTGTTCTTCGGGCAGGCCGCCGTCGCCATGGGCCTTGCCGATGCCGTCGGCACCTTCGACGACGCACTGGCGCAGCTGCTCGCATCCCTTTCCCCCAACCCGACTCCGGTGGCTGTGGCCGCGCGGGCGGGCTTTCTCAGCAACCACCCCAAGGAGTCATTGATGAATGATCGAACCGACCCCGCTGCTCTTGATCGGCCTAATGCTGATCCTGCTGGCAGTGCTGCTCAACCGCCCGCCGCTACGCTGAACGTGGCCGACGCCGTCGAGATCGCGCAGACCTGCACGCTTGCCGGTCGCACCGACCTGATCGCGGGCTTTCTCGAAGCCAACACCGCACCCGCCACTGTGCGCAGCCGTCTGCTCTCGGCCAAGGCCGAGGCCAGTCCGGAAATCGTCAGCCGCATACCGCCTGACGCCTCCCGTCCCGCACCCGCCAATCCACTGCTCGAAGCCGCCCGGAACCTCGCGGCGCAGTCGTCCGCTATGAAGAAGGAGATCTGAAATGCCGACCGTTTTCACTGAGGCCATGAACCTGGGCGACCTGCTCAAGTTCGAAGCGCCCAGCCTGTACTCGCGCGACCGCGTCACAGTCGCCGCAGGTCAGAACCTGCAGCTGGGTGCGGTGCTCGGCATCGTCACCGCCAGTGGCAAGTACAAGCAGATCGACCCATCCGCTGAGGACGGCTCGCAGGTCGCCGCAGGCGTGTTGCTGCAGACCTGCGACGCCACGTTGGCCGACCGTGACAACGGCCTCGTCGTCGCGCGTCACGCCATCGTGTCCGACCACGCGTTGCAGTGGCCCGAAGCCATCACCGCTGCCGAGAAGGCGTCGGCCATTGCCCAGCTCAAGGCGCTGGGCGTCCTCGTCCGTCAAGGAGTCTGACCATGCAGAACATCTTCGAGAACCCGGCGTTTTCGATGTCGGCGCTGACCGCCGCCATCAACATCCTGCCCAACAACTACGACCGCTTGGCCCAAATGGGGCTGTTCGTCGACCGCCCGCAGCGCTTCCGCTCAATCATCGTCGAGAAGCAAAACAACGTGCTGACCCTGCTGCCCACGATGCCCGTGGGCTCGCCCGGCACCGTCGGTGTGCGCGGTCAGCGCAATGTGCGCTCGTTCCACATTCCGCACATTCCACACGATGACGTGGTGCTGCCCGAGGAGGTCCAGGGTATCCGCGCCTTCGGCTCGGAGACGGAACTGCAGACGGTCGCGGGCGTGATGGCGCAGCACCTGCAGACAATGCGCAACAAGCACGCGATCACCCTGGAGCACCTGCGCTTTGGTGCGCTCAAGGGGCTGATCCTCGATGCCGACGGCAGCGTGATCTACAACCTGTACGACGAGTTCGGTATCACCCCGCAGACCTTCGCGTGGGACATTGCCGAGCACGATAGCGCTTTTGATGTTGGCAAGGCCTGCCGCGACCTGCTGCGCTATGTCGAAGACAACTTGCAGGGCGAACGGATGACAGGCATTCACGTTCTGGTCGGCAAGGACTTCTTCGAAGCGCTCACGACGCACGACGACGTCATTGCGGCCTATGAACGCTGGCAGGACGGCCAGGCGCTGCGCACGGATATGCGAACCGGCTTTACTTTCTGTGGCATCACCTTCGAGGAGCATCGCGGTCGCGCGACGGCACCCGGGGGCACCGTACGCCGATTCGTCGAGGAGGACGAAGGACACGCCTTCCCGTTGGGCACCATGGACACCTTTGCCACGTACTACGCGCCCGCCGACTTCAACGAGACGGCCAACACGATGGCGCTGCCGCTGTACGCGAAGCAGGAGCCGCGTAAATTCGACCGGGGCACCGACCTGCACACGCAGGCCAACCCGCTGCCACTGTGCCATCGGCCGCAGTTGCTGGTGAAACTCAAGGTGGCGTAATGGCTGATCTTGTGCTGCATCACTCGATGCAGCCCTTCGTTCGCCTCTGTATCAGTAGCTTTCTTCACCTTGGCGTTCCAGGTACCTACCGATTGGCCGATGGCCGAGAGATCCCCACACGGTTCATCGCCAAGCAGGCCGATGTCGTGGAGTCCTTCGGCGACACGCGGCTGGCGCTGGCCACCCACCGCTTTGATGTGATGTCACGTGACGTGATGTCTCCCCGCGAGGGGGAACGTTTCACTGTTGCTGACCAGACCTACCAAGTGGTGGGTGAGCCGCTGGCCGATCGGGATCGCCTGATCTGGACGCTGACCGGAGCACCGGTATGAGGCTGATGGCGGCCTTGTCCGGCGACCTGGACCAGATGTTGGCGGATGAAGTGCGCATTGCCGAGCAGGCTGTGACGCAGTCCATCCGCGAGGCGACTGACGGTCTCAAGACCGAACTGCGTAACCAGATCACCGGCGCAGGCCTGGGCCAGCGCCTGGCCAACACCTGGCGCGGTGAGGTCTATCCCAAAGGCCAGATGAGCATCAAGGCAGCGGGGCTGGTCTACAGCCGGGCTCCAGAGGTGGTTGGCGCCCATGACCAGGGCGCGACCATTCGCTCCAAGGACGGGTTCTGGCTGGCGATTCCCTTGCCCGCAGCTGGCAAAGGCCCGCGTGGAAAACGCATGACCCCCGGTCTTTGGGAAAAGCTCCGTGGCCAGCGCCTGCGCTTCGTCTACCGCCGTGGCAAGCCCTCGCTCTTGGTTGCCGAGAACCAGCGTGCCCGCCAGGGTCAGCGCGGCGGTTTCTCTACTGCCTCACAAAAGGCCCAAGCCACCGGCCGAGGCCTGGTGACAGTGCCTATGTTCTTACTGGTACCCCAAGTCACCCTGAAGAAGAAATTCGACATCGACAGCGCCTCGCGCCGCTGGGTCAGCACCCTGGCCAACCGGATCGCCAACCGCTTCGATGAGGCTGAACGCAAAGGTGAAAGCTGATGAGTCAACGACCCAGTCAACGTGAGAGTGCCATCGGCGCACTGTTCGCTGTGCTCGGGCAGCTGTCTCTGGGTGTGATGGCCAAACGCAACGCATCCTTGCCCGAGAGGCTGTCAGAGCATGCCATGGCCGTCTTGCGTGACGGCGAGATGGGCGAGCCTGAGGTGTCGCTCTCGCCACTGATCTACCACTGGCAGCACCAGGTGGCGATCGAAATCTTCGTCGCCGACCCGGATGCCAGCGAGCGCGATAAGCGCATGGACGGCCTATTGGTCGAACTGGCAGCCCTGATCGAAGCGGACCGCACGCTTGGCGGCGTCATCGAGTACGCCGAAATCAGTCCACCCAAGTTCGATGAACTGGCACCCGATGGGGTCAGCGGCATCAAGGCTTGCTTGCTACCCGTGGTCCTGCACTACAGCAGCTCAGGTCCGCTGAACTGAAACCTATTTCCCAAGGAGAAACCTCATGGCCCGTGCCTATGGCGCGAACGCCAGCCTCTTGGCCGCGTTCGAAACTACCTATGGCAGCAATCCAGTGGGCGACTACTGGAAACTGCCTTTTGTATCCACCACCCTCGGCTCCGAGCAGGGGCTCATTGCGAACGACCTGATTGGCCTGGGGCGTGAGCCCAATGCGCCGATTCGAGATGTGATCAAGGTCGAAGGCGACATGGTCGTGCCCGTGGATGTGCGCAATATCGGCATGTGGCTCAAAGCCCTGTTGGGCAGCGCCACCACCACGGGCACAGGCACCCTCACCCACACATTCATCTCTGGCAAGTCCAGTTTGCCAAGCCTCAGTCTTGAGACGGGTCTTCCCGATATCCCGGCCTGGTTTGTGGCGTCTGGCGTCATGGTCAACAGCCTGCAGGTGGGTTTTGCTCGCTCGGGTGCGGCCAATGCCACAGTCGGCCTGATCGCGCAGGGTGAGGTCAAGCAGGCCGCCACCATTGATGCCACCCCGACGACGCGAGACATCCTGCGGTTCAACCAGTTTCAGGGATCCATCAAGAAGGGGGGCACTGCGCTGGGTAACGTGGTATCGGCGCAGTTGACCTACTCCAACAACCTCGAGCGCATCGAGACTATCCGCTCCGACGGCAAGATCGATGGCGCTGACCCCACGGTGGCCAGCCTGACTGGCAATTTGGAGGTCCGCTTTGCCGATACCCAGCTCATCGATGCGGCCACCAACAACACGCCACTGGAGTTGACGTTCGCCTACACGATCGACGCCACCAAGCGCCTGACCTTCATCGCGCATGAGGTCTACCTGCCCAAGCCCAA